TTCCAAGAGGTTTTTATTCCAGCAAGAGATGGAAGTAAAACAGGCGATAGGCAACTTATTGATATAACACCTGCTGACGTAAAAGAAAGAATTAATCATCCTAGATTTGCAGATGTTGTTCCAGCAGAAAGGACTAAAGGCTATACAACTTTTGGAAATCATTTTAAAAATGTATATATTGATCCATCAGCAGAAGACCTTATTACTAAAGATCTTTTAGCTGTTACAGGTGGAACTGATTCCCAAGTTAATAAAGATTTAAAAGAATGGATAGGTACTAATACAGCTTTAGTTCTTGATAATCTTACTAGAAATTATGATTTAGCAAACTTAGGAGGAGTACCTACTTTTAGTGGGCAACAACAAGAACAAATTGCTGTTCAAATATTAATGTTGGATGCTTCTGTAAAAGCTCAACTTCAAGATATTTCAGGTGTAAGACAAAACTTTAAAGGTTCTGCTAGTGATTATATAGATCCATCTAAAGTTCTTTTTGCTATAGAAGCATTAAGAAGTACAAAGCGATTACAAGTTGAAAAGGGAGGCGATAGGGTTTTAACTGATGCGGAACTTTATAATAGAGTAGCAGCTTCACAACTTATTAGCGGCCCTTCTTTTAATTTTAATCCTCGCACAGATGGTGAAAGTCACTTTGATGCAGGAGAGATAAACGAAATAAAAAGGCTTAAATCATTAATTGATGAAAATAATGAAAAGAATGGAAGGACAAGAGATAGAAACGGAAATATTCTTTCTTTGTTTAATATATCTGTTCAATATATGGATACTCCACAGGGAGAGCAGGAAGCTGAAAGGCTTCTTGAAACAATAGATCCTTCTGTAGTAGAGAGTAAATTCAATCCAAAGAAAATAGCTACTGCTTATCAAATGATGATAGGTGAAAGAGAAGCAGAAAAAGATTTTGGTTTTTCAGAAGAAGAAGCTAGGAAACGTGTTGAAACTGAATCATTTATAGAAAAAGCACAGGTATTAAAAGATACTAAAAATGATACTACAGTAGATGCAGCAGTACAGCTTATAACTACTTTTGATCCTAAGAGTATGTCTTTACAACAAACTCAAATAGATATACTTACAAGTTTCCTTACTGGACGAAATCAAGCTGGATTTGGACGAGATAAACTTCAAAAACAAAAGGACTGGGAAAGAGATTTTGAAAGGGCTACTGGTAGAATTCAAGAAGCAGTTGAATTATCAAAAAAACCAGTTAATCAAGGTAATGAAAAAGCTCAAACCCAACTTGATGAAATAGTACAAAGAGATGAACAAAAAATACAAGGTCTTATTAATCAAGTTAAAGAAGCAATAATTAATACTTCTGATGAAATAACTGGAGATGCAGCTACTGAAAAGTCTCTTTTAGAACAAGAAAAAGCAAAGAAAGCAAGAGTAGAAAAGTTAACAGAAAGTTTGTTAAGTAAAGAAAATAAACCACCTGCAGAAATAGATATTGAAACAGCAGAACCAGACGTTATTGATGCTGATTTATCTTTAAGTAATCAAATTATTAGAGATCCTGATAATAATTCTTTAAAACTTAATATGAATTATATTCAAGATGTAAATAACACAATTAATAGGATTGCTAAAGCTTCTGGAGATGGGCCAAATGAAATTGCTTTAATGCAAGAGACTATTGCTGCAGAAAGTAATTATGGTTATGACCTTACAGATGAAGGCAGGGAATATACTGGATTAGGATCAGTTGTACCTAACAGTAGAGGAATGGGTCAAATAGATGAAATAAGTTGGAAAGAGACTAAAAGGAGGCTTGAGCCAAGTCAACTTAGAAAGTTATCACCTAAGTATCAAAATACTGTAGCTGAATTAGAAAAAGAATTTCAGATTGATCTACAAAATGTTACTTATGATGACTTAAATGATCCTACTATTAATTTAATATTTACAAGATTACATTACTTAAGATTCCCAGAAGCTGTACCAGGAACAGAAAAAGGAAGATCTGTTTACTACAAAGATTTTTATAACACCAATGACCCTAATGCTAAAGCAACTCCAAAGAAATATAGAGATCAAGTTAAATTTTGGAAACGTGCAGGAGCTATTAATTAATGGTTTATATTGTAGGGTATGGACAAGCTTCAACAGGGGGCCGCCCTGAAACAATGAGTGTCACACAGTTTGATGCTGATCCAGAAGTTAAACAGCTATCGGGGATAGTGCATAGATACTTAAATGAAAATTTATTTCCTGGTGCAAAACTTTTAGGAATGAAAGAAACATCTAAAGAGTATTTATCTAAACCTTCTGAATCTCTTAGAGATCAAATGGCATCTGTTAGTACATTAGCCGCTAGAAGGGCTGCAATAGATAAAGCACCTCCAGAAGTAAAAAGAGCTTATGCTAAATTATTAAATCTTTGGGAAAACAATACAGAGATTAGAGGATTTGGTGAAGGATTAGATGCTGCTAAAGATTATGCTTTAGATATTTTTACTTCTCCTGAAACCTTTGTAACTCTAGGGAGTATAGGGCCAACTGCAGGTTCAACTGCCCTTAGAGCAACAGGGATAGGTGCAGCATGGGCTGGTGCAGATGAATATATAAGACAATCTAAAGATGTAGAAATTGATAGACTTGATGAAATATCTACCCCTAGAGTATTAGCAGCTACAGCAGCAGGAGCTTCGCTTGGTTATGGTTTAGGTTATGGAGGACATAAGCTAGGAGAATTTGTATCTAGAAATGCAGATCAAAAATTATTAAATAAAGTAGAAGCAGAAACTTTAGAGTCAAAAACTGCTAAAACAGAAGTCTCTCCTACTAACGACAAAGAAATAAGTAGAGATGATGTAGATGAATTAAGAGATCAGTTTTTTGAAAACCAAGCAGAATTAGAACGTAGAGGAAGAGAGGGAGGAGCTGCTGCTTTAAGAGATCCAGATTTTATAAGAGAGCAGCAAGAATTACCTTTAATTTTTGGAGATGTTACTGGAGACACTACAGAAGAATTAGTGGCTGGTAGACCTTCAAGAACTATTGCAGGGGGTATAGATCCTTTAGTTATAGAAGCTAATAAAAAATTTACTGGTCAAGCAGGTAAGAAAAGTAATCAAGAACTCAGAGATGAAATAAATGCTGTCATGTCTGATGTTGAAGGATTAAATCAAGAACAAATTTCAAATAAATTACTGTTTAATTTAAATCGTTATGCTAATAGATTTGGTAGTAGTTTAATTTTTAAACCTTCATCTATATTAGATCCTTTTACAAAGTTTTCTGATGTAGCAAAAAGCCTACAACAAAAATTTAGATACGATGCACAGAGAGATTTATTTGGCCCTCGAAAAAAAGACAATCAAGACTTTGGAGAAGTATTTAAAGAGATACTAGGGGAAAGCTACGTTACTTTTAAAAGAGCATTAGACCCCATACAAAGAACTACATCAGGACAACTAACAGATCGTGTTAATGATCTTTTAATAGAAGCTCTTAGAAAACCTAGTCTATCAGTTGAATCTGAAAGTTTAGAAGCAAGCAGGAAACAAATAAGAACTTTACTGGATAAGATTGGAGATGAGCTTCTTGAAACAGGAGCTATAAGAAATAAAGTTGAAGTTAATTATGTTCCCAGACAATGGAATAGAAAAGCTATAGAAGATAATAAATCTTTCTTTATGCAAAGATTAGTTGAATCCAAACAAGCTAAAAATTCTAAAGAAGCACAATCCATAATGGATAGCATGTTAGATAAAACTAATCAGTTAGATCAAGGAGGAGGCACAGGAGGTAGTTTTTTCTACAGTAGACCTTTAGACAAAATAACTGACGATACTTTATTTTCTGATTTTTTAAATAATGATGTTAATGCAGTAATGATTAACTATATAGCTCAAGCATCTAAGGCTATAGCTAAAAGAAAAGTATTTGGAGTTAATAACTTAGATGAGTTTACCTCGTTTTACATTGAAGGCATTGATAGGCAAATGCGTAAAGCAGGGAAACAACTTACATTAAGAGATAAAAAGTCTCTTCAAAAAGTTTACAACTATTCTACAGGAGAAAACCTAGAAAGGTTTGAAGGTATTCCAGGGTTTGCTTTAGATTTATATGGCACTATTAATAGACTAGCTTACTTGCCTCTTGCCACTATTTCTAGTTTAACTGAGATAGGAATTAATATTGCTAAAGCTGGGCCTACTACCGCAATTAAAGGTTTTGTAGGGGCATTAAATGATGCTAGAGGTACTATACAAGATAGATCATTAGGAGTTCTTAGAAAACAAGGTTTAACAGAAAGAGAAGCTTGGAGAGAACTACAAGAGTTTGGCATGGATTTAGATCCTGTATTAGTAGACACAGTTGAAAGATTATCAGGTTCTTTAATTCGTAATTCTAAATTACAAAAAGTAAATAATACTTTTTTTAGACTTACTCTATTAGATCAATGGACTAAATTTGTTCAGCTTGCTTCGTATAAAACAGGCAAGCAATTAATTTCTAAAAATCTTAGAGAAATAAACAGATTAAAAAAAGTTGAAGATTCTTCTAGAATTAGAAATATGAAAGATCAACTTAATGAGTTAGGAGTTGATATTGATAAAGGGTTGAAGTGGGTAGAAGGCGGTGAATCTTTAGACGATGCTTTTTATAAAGATGTTAAAAGAGGTGCATCTAGATATACTAATGAAGTAATTCTTATGCCTTCTGCTGAAAGTGGACTTAAACCTTTTTGGACAAGCGATCCTAAAAGTTCTATTTTATTTCAGTTCCTTGGTTATCCTATTGCATTTACTAATACTATTTTAAAAAATGCAGCAAAAGACATAATTAGAAATCCTACACAAAATGCCCCTAAAGCATTAGCAGCAGGATTAATTATGACTGAGATGGCTCGATGGACTAATTGGGCTAGATCTCATGGTCAATCAGAAAAAAATAAAAGCAATCTTGAAATATACTCTGCAGCTATAAGACGATGGGGTGGTAATGGTATTGTTGCAGATATGATGGGGAAAGCTAGAGAGGCCACTAGAGTTTACCAAGATCCTATTGCTGGAGCAGCTAGTGGTCTTGGCCCTGTAGGTAATGACATATATAAAATAATTAAAAGAGGTGATCTTGTAAGAATCTTTGGAGAAAAAATTCCTGGTTATGGAGCATTAGGTTTTGTATCTCCTGAAGCTAAACGTGCTTATACAGAATATTTAAAAGAACAATCTAAAACATTTAGAAAAGGAACTATTAAATTTTTAGGAGCTGAAAATGAACCAGACGCTAAATTAAATTTAGCTGAAGGTGGATTAGCTACAACTGGATCTACTGTAGAGAATGTTTCTAATGTAGCAAAAGAACCTCAAGAAAGAATAAATCCTTATACAGGTGAACCTTATGATGTAACTGCAGGTTCATTCAACCAAGATTTGATTGATAGAAATGATAGATCAGATCCTTTAAGAAGATTAGGATTCTCTAAAGGTAGTTTAGTAGCTAGAGAATCTTATGTTTTAGGGGCTATTGTTAAAGGTGCAACTAAAGCAGGGACTAAAGGAATAAAGTTATTTCATGGTGCAGGAAAAGATTTTGATAGTTTTGATTCTAAGTTTGCAGAAGAAACAGCTTTTGGAAAAGGGTTTTCATTTACTCCTGAAAAGAAAATAGCTAAGAACTATGCAGCTATGACCCCTAAACAAATAAAAGATTTGTATGGTAAAGAGTATGTAGATGCTGCTTTAGAACGTAAAAAAGATGGAACTCCTATTTTATATGAAGTAAATGCTAAGTTAGATCCTACTGAAATTTTATTAGCTAGGAAAAATCTTTTAGATCAAAATCCTGGTATTCAAGATAAGATTAATAAATTAATAGTAGGCGAAAATATAGATCCTTCAAAGATAGACTTTAATAAACCTAAGTTTTGGAGACAGTTACTTAAAGAATCAAACAAAGATGCTGATGAATTATTCTCAAAGTATGGAATTAAAGCAGCTCTTAAAGATGCTACAGGCTCTGAAATTAAACAGGTAGGTGGTCAGTTAGAATATACAGTATATGATCCTAAAGTTTTAAGTGTTGTAGATAAGCAACGTCTTAAAAAAGCTGAAGGGAGTTCTGTAAGTCAAAGTAGTTTTAAAAACATAGCACATGGGCAAATTGCTAAACTTATAGGATTTAAACCAGAAGACTTACAGTTTGCTATAGATTCTGACAAAAAATATGACCTTCAATCTAGAATTCGTGGAACAGGTGATTCCATTAGACACGTTATGTTAGGTGCTGCTGCGTACTATTCGGATAATCCAAACTTTGCTAAAAAAGCTATAGATCTTAGAGATAAATTTTCTTTTGATGATAGAAGAGGTATACGAAAAGATCTTCTAAATAATCAAATAGGTTTTGATTTAGCTAAAGACTCTGACTCAATGCAAGAAGTTTACGAAAAAGCTTTAGTTTTAGCTGAACAAAAAAAGCTTGGTAAATTTAAATGATGAATAAAGAAAATGTTTTTGAACAATTAAAGATAGATGAAGGTATTAAATATGAATCTTACTTTTGTTCAGAAGGCGTACCTACATTTGGTGTAGGGCATAAAATACTAGAGTCAGATCCTGAATGTCATATGCCTATAGGTACTCCTGTAAGTGAAGATAGAGTGTGGGAAGTCTTTGAAGAAGATCTTGCTATAGCCATTAGTGAATGTGAAGTATTGTTTAGTAGTAATACTTGGAACTCATTTCCTGATGAAGTACAAGAAATCTGCGTTAACATGATGTTTAATCTAGGCAGACCTAGATATAGTAAGTTCTTAAAACACATAGCTGCTTTACAAGATCACAACTGGTCTTTAGCAGGTGCTGAAGCTAGAGATAGTAGATGGCACTCACAAGTAGGAGATAGGGCTGAACGTCTTTGTCTAAGATTAGAAGCTCTATAATGTAGATGTTTGCAGAATTAGCTGCAATCACTAGCGCAATCAGCGCAATCAATCAGACTATTGCAACCTTTAAAGAAGGCAGAGCTAACGCTCAAGATGCTGCTGCACTTTTAGGAAAGTTTGGTACGACTGCTCAAAAGCTAGATGATTGGGAAAGAAAAAAGAAACTTAAACGTCCTTTAACCCCTAAAGAGGCGATGGATCTCTCTATTAAACGTAGAGAAATCAAGACGATAGAGACTAAAATTAAAGACCACCTCATGATGATGGGGATGTCAGATGTTTGGAAAGACGCTGAACGCATACGAAAACAATCAGAAAGAGATCACCTTCAGTATCTAAAAGATATCCATAAAAAACGAAAAGAACGACAACAAAGAATGAAAGAAAGAGCTACTGTTGCTTTTATTATTTTTTCTTTAGGATTTATAGGATGGGCAAGTTGGTTTGTATACGAAGCTATTCAAGAAAGAAGATTAGATTCTGCTAAACAACGTCTAGAACAAGCTAAAGAAAGACAACGTAACCTTAGAAAATGCGGTAGATATAAATGCTAATGGTATTTTTATTAGTAGTAGTTGTAGAAGGAGAAGTTGTATCAGATAATGGGATGTTATTTAAGGATGTATACAGGTGCAATGTATTTGCAAGTGCAATAGAGCAGGGCAAGTGGAGTCCTAATGATAGACCTTACTATCGTCAAAAGAATGTTACAGCGTACTGTGTCCCTAAAAGAGTTTCTAAAAAACAATTCATCTACGAGTAGGAGTGGTTCTATGGGGAAAATTACTGCAGGGCTTGGTATAGCATTAGTTGTTTTATCAGGTTCATTTAAACTCTACTATGATAAGACTGAAGCAGAAAAGGAACAAATGGCTGCACAGTTAAGACAAGCTGCAGACAACCAACTACTATTAGAGAACAGTATTAAAGGTCTTAATGAGCAAGTATTACAGGCTGAAGAAGATAAGAAGATTGCATTCCAAAAGATTAATTTATTACAAGAACAAAACAGACAGTCTCTTGAAGAAGTTAATAACCTTAAAAGTAAATTTGATAAACACAATATGAATATGCTTAGTTTAAGAAAGCCTAAACTCATAGAAAATATTATTAACAAAGGAACTAAAGGGGTCTTGAATGACTTTGAAACTCTTACCACTCCTGTTAGTAGTAGCCAGTAGCGGCTGCAGTTTAATAGGTAACAAGCCATATACACCTGAAGTAAAGGCAGTAGAGGTAGTCACTATCACTAAACCTGCTGCTGTATATCACCCTCCATTGCCTAATAGAATTAATACCAGACCTGTAGAATGGAGAGTATTAACTCCTACTATTATGGATGAGTACCTTACAGACTTAAAAGAAGGTAACGCACCTACTAATGTATACTATGGTGTAAGTCCTGCAGGGTATGAGAATCTGTCTGTTAATATGGCAGAGATTAAAAGATACATTCGTCAGGTGCTTTCTATAGTTAATTACTATAAAGAATTAGATGAGGAAGAAGATGCCAGCAAAGAAGAAGAAGAGTAAGTCTACAGTTAATAAGGCAGGTAATTATACCAAGCCTACTATGCGTAAGAACTTATTCAACAAGATTAAAGCAGGTTCAAAAGGTGGTAAGCCTGGACAATGGAGTGCGAGAAAAGCGCAGTTATTGGCCTCTGAATATAAAAAGAAAGGAGGAGGATATAAATAATGCCTCTTAAAAAATCACAAAAGTCTTTAAAAAACTGGACTAAACAAAAGTGGCGTACTAAATCAGGTAAGCCTAGTGCTAAAACAGGAGAAAGGTATCTTCCTGAGAAAGCTATTAAAGCATTAAGTGATAAAGAGTATGCAGCTACTACCAGAAAGAAGAGAGCAGATACCAAAAAAGGTAAACAGCACTCTTCCCAACCTAAAAGAATAGCTAAGAAGACTAGATCCTACAGGAAAAAAGGATGAGAGAAGAATATAAAAAAGGTGGTAAGTCTAAGCGTGATCCTAGATTAGCTAGGGCAGGTGTTAGTGGGTATAACAAACCTAAAAGAACTCCTAAACATAAAACTAAAAGTCATGTAGTTGTAGCTAAAGTAGGAGACAAGGTAAAGACCATACGCTTTGGACAACAAGGCGTAAGAGGAGCAGGTAAGAACCCTACGTCAGCTAAAGATAAAGCCAGGAAGAAATCTTACTATGCTAGGCACAATGCCCAAGATGCAAAGCCTTCTAAGCTTTCGGCTAGGTATTGGTCACATAAAGTAAAATGGTAGACTTACTATAGTTAATATGGTTATATAGTTATAACTTAGTAGGTTCTCTCTAATCTCTGAGTTTTTTCGTGATGATAGACCAAAAACTTTTAATCACCTTTAAGTTTTCAAGGAACATCTTTCCCCTCAGATGTGGTCACAAAGAGGGGATTTAATGACTACTGTTCTCTATTTAATCTCTTTTAATGCTTGGTATGTATTTGAAACCTTTAAAGGTGACTATCAAATAGATAAGTGCCAGGAATTAAGAACACATATCCAAACTAACTTTGATGTAGAAGCTACCTGCATATCAAGGTGGGATGGTATCTTATTGCAAGACAATAAAATTTATTGACTTAGTTTAGCTAGTAAGTATCCACTCAAAAACCCAAGACAGAATATAATTTCCATTAGTCTTTGTATGCTTCGTTCTTTTCAGTAGTAGGATCATCAGCAATAAACCTACCTTTATCATCTCTAGCTCTTTCTCTTCTAGCTTTAATCTCATCAATACCTTCAGAGACAGTATTTTTTACTTCTTTAACTATAGCAGGTTCAGTAAATATTTTTTTAAGCCAGTTAAATAACGACATATATTTCTCCTTTAAATTAATAAATGTGGTAGTTGATAAGATTGATGGTTAATGAACCTACTTTATAGGCCTGTTGCGCCATACTTCATCTTATCTTTTGCCTCGATGCTACCACTCACCGAACAAGGAGACCATCTAGCCATGTACGAACTAGATATCCCGCAACAGTTCTGTTATTCTTGAGACTAATAAAACCTCTGTCCTTCCTATTAATCTAACGCGGATTGCAAATAGGGCAGGGGTTTTATTTTAAGCCCACACATGAGTCTTTTTGCTTCCACTATATTTAATAGCATGTCCTTCTTTTATTAAAGTCTTACATATATTTTCTTTACTATCGTTCGTAAACATATCAGCTAGTAAACGTCCGTACTTATCTAGCTTGCCACCATTAAGTGATTCCACATAAATTAACTTGCCACACAATTCTTTCATTCTTTTCTTTGCAGCAAGTCCCAATACTTTTTCTGCTTTGTTACGAGTCCTAGACTCTGGTGTGTCTATGCCATTGGCTCTAATTCTAACCTTACGATAAACACCAAAAGATAAATCGAGTAATACATCTACAGTATCCCCATCAACAACACGATCTACTTCAGCTTTGTAAATATATTTTTGTTCTATCTTCATGGGAATCTACCTTCTTTTAACTTAGCTATTAATTTATTTTTAAACCACTGAGATTTATTGAGATCCTCCACACCATTCTTATTAGGATATCTCCATTCATATTTCATAATGCTGCCACGCAGATAGCCAATAAATTCTTCTGGAGTTAGCATAGCCTCAATAGCATCTATACACTCAATAGTATTTGTTTTGTAATGACTAGGATTAATTTTATCATCTACTATTGATCCATTAAAAACTTCATGCGCCACTTTAGTCTCCTTCCACTCTTTAGGTTTACCTGCATTATAAGCCCTATCCCATGCTTCAGGTGGCTCATCATCTATACTCATTCCACCTCCAATATTCTTTCAGGATCTTCTTCTAGTTGTGATGTTTCATCTATCCATTCTTTAGGAATACTATGAGAACTAAACCATCTAAACCCATTAGCTTCAGCCCATTCAGAATGAGTACGTTTCGTTCCATCCTTACGTCTTTTAGCTTGAGGCATAGGAGCTGTAGGTTCAGCAAATAAAAAAACTAATTCAGTATTTTCAGGTAAATACTTTTTAATCCAGTTATATTTACTATACTCAGCATGATCCCAGAACCTACCTTTAGCTTCTAATAAGATCTTCTTACCTTCAATATCCCTAATAAAATCAGGGTGGTATTTATGCTCAACAATATAGTCAAGTGTTTCAGTATGAATAGTCCAATCTTTTAAGATAGTAGTATGTAGAAGGTATTCCCAATTAGAGTCATATCCTTCCACACTAGGTCTATCATTAGGTCTAGGTATTCTTTTTTTTCTGTAACCTTTTTTAAAAGCTACACCATTTCCTCTAGTTTTAGATCTAGATTTATTGTCTGTTTTGCTTTCATTAGTCGTTTTAATTTTTTCACCGCCCATTTTTGAGTATAGAAATTAGTCTTTCTTGTAGTGTTATCTACAAAATAAGGATCTTTTGGTAAGTAATTAGCCAACATAGGATCATTAATATCTGTATCGTTATTAGTGTTTCTTACAATCCAGGCTTTTAATAAATAGTTGGCTGTTCTTCTTAGTTTCTTTGCTCTTTTACCATTCATATAGTTCTTCTACTTTAGGTTCTGATTTAACTGTTGTTAGATATAATGGGCCTTTAGCATAACTAAATACTCTAAGCCCTTTACCATCATTAGAATCTTTATAACAATCTCGTTTAAACTCACAATAAACGCAGTTCTTATTTAATTTCTCATTACCTTTCTTGCCTTCAGGTTCTGTAGGAAAACATTTATTAGGAGTTAAAT